GTGTTGCTGTCGGTTCTGCTGTAGGTGTTGCTGTCGGTTCTGCTGTAGGTGTTGCTGTTGGATCTGCTCCTGCTGTTCCACCATCTGATGGAACTGCTTCTGCATCTTCTGGTGCCGAAGCATTAGTTGTTAATTCTTTACCTACATCTCTTTTTGCTACTCTACCAGTTTTATCATTAATCCATTGTCCACCTTTCCAAGTGTATGGATCTCCATCGGAACCATCTGCTTTAGTTCCCTTTTCAACTTTATTTGCTGTTTGTTGTTTAGCTTTAGCTCCCGGAGTTGCTTCAGCATCTGCACCTGGTTGTTTTTCTGTTGGCTCTGTTGTATCTGTTGCTGGTTCATCACTTGTAGTTGGTACTGGTAAATCAACACTAGCACTTGAACCAATTGTTGCTATATCATCATTACTTAATCCTGCATTTGATAATACATTAACAACAGATCCTGTGTCTGTTGGTGAACCCATCTTTTGCCAGTCTTTGTTAAGTTTGTTAGCTGTAACTTTATTACCTACGTCTTTAGCACCTTGTTTAACACCTGCTACTGCTTTACTGGCTCCTTTGGCAATACCTGCACCAGCGCCTTGCACCGCACCTTTGGCCGCCGCTCCAACTTTACTTGCTAAATTACCTAAGCCTCTTTTTGCTTTAGCACCCATTGTATTAGGATTGTCTAATGGTAATTCTTGTTGTACTGGGTCAGCTTCTAATAATTTGTCATGTAAGTATTCTTTGTAATCAAATGTTTCTGCTGGTTCTTCTAAAGGAAGTTCCATTTGTTTAGGTGGCTTACCAGCCTTAACAGCTTCTTTTTCAAAGTCGTTTGCTTGTTGAACTGCACCTTGGATTACTGGTGCCGCACCTTCTACGCCTTTTGTAGCACCGGCAACAAATGCTTCTAAGTCTTCTGTTTGGCCAACTAATTCTGTTAATTGTTCTGAAGTTAATCCAACTTCTTTAGCTTGTTTTATTGCGGCTATTGCCGATCTCATTGTATCTTGACTATCACTTGCTTGAACTGAACCTAAGAAGTCATGTAGCTTTGCCGTTGCGTTAAGTGTCTCAGGTGAAAAACTATCTGTGGCATCTTTTGCAGATACAACTGCATTTTTTAATGTTTCATATGTACTTAGGTCGTCGCCAGCAAGTACAACATTAAAATTATAATTGTATGCATTAATATTTCCTGATATTTGAAGTTGACTCCAACCACCTTCTAGTGTAGGAACTACATCAGCGTATTCTTCACCAACTCCTGCTAACGCATCAGCTATGTTGGCATTTTCTAATGAGTCAGCTGTTGCATCAATTGCCGCTTGTCCGCCTGCTTCAATGTTACCAATGACAGCGTCACCAATATAATTAAATGCCGCGCCTGCAAGAGCACCAACTGCCGCTGTTTTAGCCGCTTTACCTGCCGCTGTTGAAAGTTTTTCGCCTTGTAATAAATCTTTAGTTGAACGTAATAAGAAACCAACTGCCGCACCGCCTACTGGTCCTCCAGCAAATGCCGCCGCCGCTGTAAGTATAGCTACTGCTAAACTTGCCTTACCTGGATTTTCTTTTGCCCAGTCGCTAACTGCTTTAACAGCCTGAACAATTTTTCCATCACTAGTTCCAATTTTCTTTTTTAATTCTTCAAACTTTGCGTCCATGTTTTTAACAGGACCAGTATTCTGTGCCATCTTACCAAGCTCGTTAACTTTTGCGTTAACGGCTTTCATAGCATCAACAGGAAGTTTTGCTACCTGGCCAGCTTTACCTAGTGCAGTTTTATTTTTGCCTGAAGACATAGCTTGGTCTTCAGCGCCTTGGAATATTGTTTGGATTTGATCTGTAGTAAGTTCTGCTTCAAAAACTTTTGTAAGCTGTTCCATTAATGGCCATAGCTCACGTTCTGCTTTGCCAAGATAAATGCGTTGGCTTTCTGTAAGTGTATCCCAACCTTCTGTTAAGATGTGTTGAGTTTTTAGATTGTAAGCAGTAACTTCTTGCAGTTTCATTTGCTTATCCTATAGCAACTTAACTAGTTCTTGTTTTTGATTTGCATCTAAGGCATCAATTTGTTTTTGTAGCTTAGGTGGAATTTTACCTCCGCCTGCCGCTGGTGCTTTAGCTTTAGCTGTTGCTGGTGCACCGGGTTGAGCTCCAAATTTTTGTCCTAAAGGTTGTTCTGGTTCTGGCTCTGCGCCTACTGCCGCTTGACCAGCCGCTCCTTTAAACGTATCTTGTGCCGCACCTTGTAATATATCGTCTACTTGCTTCTTACCTAAAACACCAGACAAGTTATTCAATCTACCTGTTGGCATTTTTTGTGTAGCCATAAAATCTTTTAATTGGTCTGCTGTGGGCTTCTTAGGATCTCCGCCGGTTTTACCCATATACGATCTAAATGCTGTATATAGTTCTTTAGCTCTGCTGTTAGCGTCTAATTTACCTTGTAAACCAGCTTGGGTGCCTTTAGCACCTACGGCGCCAGCAATTTTTGCCCCAGCTTTCTTGGCTAAATTGCCAAGTACGCCACCACCAGGAGCTTCGTTAACTTCAGATTCGCTTATAATTTGCTGTACTTTCATAGTTATACTCCCTGTTCAATTATATTTAGCTATAATCCCTAGACATGGGACCTTAAATACTCTTATGCCTCAAACTGTATATAGGGTTATAGAGAAGGTTACTAAAAAGCAAGAGCTAATGGACTGTGGTTCAGAAGCAGAAGCATTTGAAGTAATGGGACAGCTTAAAGAAGCACATCCTACTTCGGAATATACTATAGAAGAGATTGTAGTATATGATAAAGAAGCCTTTCGTTACGGACGCGATCCGGAACTGCATTAAGTTCAACTGCGTTGAACTGTGTTCTCGCTAACGCTCTAACACGTTACTTTCTTAACTATTGAATTAAGTGCGAAGCACTTTTGCATCATGTAGATAGTTGAGCCATACTTCGCCCGTACCCGGACGAAGCATATAATAGCCATCATGTGAGATGAGCGTACCATCTTAATAAAGAAGATTGCATAAATGCACGGAGGCGGTAACCCGACAACCTCCTACTTCAGCCTTCGTAATAGTTACGGACGGTATGAATTCCTATTAAGCGAAATTTTCTACCGAGCTGGTTGCTTTTTACTCAGAGCCAGCATCTTTTAGACCTAAAGTTAGTCTAGCCTTGCAACGCACCAGAGTCTAAGTGTCATAACGTACACCTTCAAGGTGAGTCGAGCTACCCCGACCAAACAATGTTGCTTATATTTGATTATTTGCCTTTAAGAGCTTCTCTAAGTATTTTTGATCCGCCTACTCGTACGTTTATAATGCCGTTATAGTAATCATCAGTCTCTAGAACCTTGCGTTCAAACTGTTCTCTTGCTTCTAGATAACTTGTTACGCCTTTACTTGGACAGTAATGTAGTATTTCTCTTGTGAATTTGTGTTTTCCTAGCTTCTCAACATCTTCTAGCAACCAGTCACTGGACCCCCAATAGTCTCTCCAGTCACTTTCTACTGTACTTCTTCTTTTGTTTATCCTACCCTTGAGTGGTGGCCTAGTCTTTCTGAATCTAGCTAGTTTTTTACCGACGTATTTGCGTTTGTTGGTTGTATTTGTAATAAGGTACACAAATCCAACACAATCCTTTGGTAGTTCTTTAATGATTTTTCCTAGGTAAGTCCACTCCATGTAGATACTTACTCGGATTGATTATTGCTCGCCTCTTTTTTGGCAGTATGGTCTGCCATGATTTCTTTTCGTCTTATTGTACATAGTCTACGTATTTCGCTTAACCATCGTCTAGAGTCACGTTTAGTACGTTCGCTCTTACGTATTTCAAAGTTTTCATTAGCTTTGTAGTATTCTAGGTATGCTTTAGTTATTAAATCGTGTGTATCGTCTGTCATTGCATAATCTCAACATCATTATCATATGAAGTAAAGCCGTTCTCTTTAATAACTTTCAATACATTAGTTACTCTACCCATTAATTCATCTTTATGCGAAATAAGGTAAATGTTTTTATTACGTTCTCTACCCATCTTCTTTAAAATGCTTAACGAGGATTCAACACCAGCTGTATCCATACCACTATCTATTAATTCGTCGACAAACAATATATTAACTTGTTGATATAAACTTTCCCAAACATCTCTAAATGCAAAACTTAATCCAAGGATTAATCTATTACGTTCACCTCGAGATAAGTTATCAAAGTCTAAGTCTTGACCAAGTTGTGTAATTTCTACATTTAAATCGTTTAAAAACTTAACACTATGTGGTAAACCTATCTTATCAAGGTAATGAGTAAGTCTATTATTCAAGTAGTTAAGGTTTTGATCAATAATTTTCTTTCTTATAAAGCTATCTTTGTTAGTTAATAGCTTATATAAAAAGTCTTGATGGTCTTTTGTAGATTTTAGTTCGTTAATAACTTCCCAATTAACTTCTTGTAACGCTGTATCCTTTAAATCATCAATTTGTTCTTGATAAGGATCAATTTCTTCTTCTTTTTCTTTTAATGCACTCTTTAAGTTCTCAACATTACCTCTATGTTCATAGGCTTCTTTAGCTGTTTCATAGAATGTATTAGGTTTCCTACTTAGGTCACCTATTTCGTCTAGCTTCTGTTGTACCTTTTCTTGTTTTTCAGAAATTTCAATCATGTATGTATGTGCATCACCATAATCACGTTGAATTGAACTTTTCATTTCTTCAAGTTTTTCATCATGTAGCTCTTGTCCACAAGCATAACATTTAGCGTGTTCTAAGTTATCAAGATCAGTACCTATCTTTTGTACATTCTTGTCTGCTTGTTCTAATGCACGTTCAACAGTTGCTAATTCTTTTGTAAGGTTTCTATGATGCTTATTAAGATCAGTCCACTCGGATAACTTTTCATGATCTTCTAGTTCACTTTCAATATCTAGTTGTTCTAATTCATGAATTCCTTTTTGTAGTTTATTACACGTTTCTTTATTTTGTGCTATCCAAGCCTTACGTCTACTATGCAAACGATCAATGTTTTCTTTAATTTTTTCATTACTATCTTGAATAGCAGTTAGTCTTGCATTCTCTTCTGTAGTCTTATCCCTATTAATACGCATTTGTTCACGTAACTGCTCTGCTTTTTCAGATAATATAGTAATACCTAATAGCTGTTCTATAATAGCACGTTGATCATTGTTCTTTAATGCTAGGAAAGGTTCAGTATATGTGTTTAATGCCAGTATATGCTTAAACATATCATGGCTCATACCTAGTAATGTATTAATATCTTGTTGTGTTTTACGAGAATCGCCTTGACTTTCGTCAGTTATTTCTTGATCTTCATTATTAATAGAGAATTTTAGTAAATTAGGCTTTCGTCCTCTTTCAATATGATACTTTTCTCCGTTTTTCTCAAAATTTAAAGTAACTAACATACTTTTATTGTTAGTTTTGTTTACTAAATTGTCACGCCTAATGTTTGTAAGGGCTTGTCCAAACAATGCATAACTTAATGCATTAATTATTGTTGTTTTACCTGTACCATTACGTGAACCAGCATCATCACCACCTTGATCTAAGTTTTCACCTAAAACAAGAGTTAATTGATCCTTATTAAAGTTTATTGCTTGTGTAGTATTTCCTACACTCATGAAGTTTTTAACTGTTAGGTCTTGTATTTTAATCACGGTCTTGTCCTAACTTATTATAAATGTCTAGTAATTTTGCTTTATCATAGTTGTCTGACTCAATAGCTTGAATCTCTTTAGCAACAATCTGGTCAACACTTTCAAACTTTGTAATATCAATGTCAGTATTGATCTCGTCATCTTTATTATTTGGTATAAGTGTGATTTCTCTACATTCGTATTCATTAATAAATGTTTCTTTAATGAAACTTGCTTCTTCATATGATATAGGTAAGTCTAAAGTAACTCGCAAATACATCTTTGGTTTAATTAACGTTTCTTTTTCATCTAATAACCTTGATAGTTTAACTGTGCGATACTTAGGACAGTTGTACCAGTTGAGATATTGTGGAGTACCGCCGTGCTCTAATATCATCATACCTCGTTCATCGTCCCAAGCATCAGCATAGTTATGGGGTAAAGCATTACCTATATAATTAACGCAACCTTTAACTTGTCTTTTATGGAAGTGTCCAGAGAATACATACTCTTGATTCTTAAAATGATCAGGTTGTAGTTCACCAGTGTCGGGCATTTGTACCATAGCATTCATATAAAACGTTGGAAGTTCGAAGTGACCAAATACATATTTGCTTTTAATCTTTGGAATCTGTTTCCATTCGTCACCTACAAGCCAAGGTATTAATGTAGTATCGCCCATTGTTGTTATTTTATTGATAATAGTAATGCCAGGAATGTGTTTACCAAACTCTATAGAATGAATATCACGTTTATCTTTATAATATAAGTCGTGATTACCAGGAAAGAAAAAGAATTGGTCAAATGCTTTACCAAGTTTTTCCAAACTTCGTATAGTAGCATCCATCGTAGTGATGTTTAAGCTATTTCTATTGTGATGCCAGTCACCCATAAAGATACCAGTTTCACAATCGCGTTCTTTAGCTTGGTCAATATACCAATCTATAAATTCTTCGCAATCATCATTGTGTACTTTACTGTTTGACTTTAATCCAAAGTGTATATCCGTAAAGACGGCGGCCTTTTTAAACAATTTTATATCCTCTTAACATATAGTATACTAAATTTTATTTTTTGTCAACTCCTTCTTTCTTCGAAGCATCCTTTTTCCAATTTTTATTATGTTCAGCCTGTTCACGTTCCCATACGCCTTGGTTTTGTCTTGTAAATGATGGATTCATATGATTCATTTCTAAAATATCATCTCTAATGTTTTGATTTCGTTTTTCAATATTAATAATTCTAACAAATGAGTTTGTAACAGCGGCAGTATAATATGCAAATGGGTTATTTGATTTAGATTCATCAAATTGTAAGCCTATTTGTGCAAGTTGTAAGATTGCTTGACCTTTCATTTCATCATTATACGTATATCCTCTAACATTACCCCTAGTTGCGTACCGTTCGCATAGTTTCATCCACATCATAGCTAGTTTATTAGTTGCTTGACCGCAAGTTTTATCAAAGTATCCGTTTTCCATACCTCCAACCCAATGACTCTTACCAACACACACTAGTTCGTCATTTTCATTAAACTTATAATGTTGAAAAGGTGGAAAGTTTAGTTTTTCTTTAGTATCAGCAACTGTTTTAGGTTTCTTTTTACGGCCTTTGTCGTCAGGTATGTGATCAAACATCATAACCCTAAAAATTACATCTGTTTTGTTGATTTTTCGATAATCAACTTCACAGTCTGCTTGTTTTATTTTTTCACCGTCAGCTTTACGCTGTTCATACTCTTTTTGACCTATTCTTTTAGCTCTAGCTCGCTTGGCTTCTGCAGTCGTACGTATATTAATCTTGTCTAAACTGGGCAAAATTACATCAAACTGATTAAAGCCGTCATCTGTGTAGCTTGTAAATGTGTTTTTCGATTTGTGGATTTCTGCTAGTAAATCCCTATTGTTCAAATAGTTTACTTTCCTCATATTAGATATTTCTCCATAGTAAAGTCTTATTATAAACTATGCACTTAATAAAGTCAACTAAATACTTGTAGGAGTATAGCCAAATGGTCGGAATAGTTGATACAGTAGCAAATAAAATACAATCGGGTTTTGATGCCGTAAATGAGTTTGTAACACCAAATTTACAGAATTTAGAACCTGGTATACGCAAAGCACAACAATTTGCAGAAAATATTACAAGCTCAAAAGGCTTTATGAAAGAGTCACGAAAGAAGTCATTACCTGATGGGGTAATGGGACCGGTTAAGTCTGCGGCAGTAGGTAGTTTTCCAAAGGCCCAAGAGCAGGACTGGCGAGTGCGTTTAAGTATTCCCAATGTAGAACCTTTTAAAAGTGAGTCAAATTTATTAGCCCCTCTACGTGGAACAAATGGATTAGTATTTCCGTTTACTCCAACTGTACTAGTAAGTCATAGTGCAAGTTATAATGCGTTGGCGCCTACACATAGTAATTATCCGTACCAGATCTACACAAACTCACAAGTGGATCAGTTAGTTATCACTGGTGACTT